CTCTACTAGCAACAGAAACCTGCTCCAAATAAACTTTGGAGATATCATTCAGAGGATTAATAGACATTGTAAACTTACTATTTCTTTACCTTATACTTATTTATAAATTCCTTGACATTTAATTGCTCGTATCCACTATAAGGTTTTGCACCATACTGAAGATTTGTTTTATCTCCTTTCTCAAATCCAGGTGTCATATCAGCAGCATACTTAAAGTATCCACCAGTTCCAACCAAAGTATTTGGCTTTCCAGGAACTCTCATCTTCCTCTCAACTCTTTTCTCTTGATATTCTTCTCTAAAGTTTTTTGGAAGATTTTTTGCTTGTGGAATAAAAGCACCATAAGGACCAACCTTTGGATCTTCTTTATCAACAAATCCATCAATATTATCATCTTTTCTATTCACTGCTTTCTTAACAAGTTTCTTCAGATTCTTAGAAGGAACTTCTGCTTCCATCACATCTTTAATCCAGGACTTAAACATAAATCCTTCTTCAGTTACGCAGATTAAATGATTAGCACCTCTACGAATGATTTCACCAACCAATCCGGTATTTAAGTTCTCTACAATATCACCTATTCTAAAGATTTTCTTATTGACATAATTTTCACGAAGATTGAACATATCAAACTTGGGAGCAATCTCCCAGAGTGCATATCCTTCTTTTTGAACTTTAGTTTTCTTTACACTCATTCCTTGACGAACTGCATCGAATAAAGATTGAGTATCTCCATCATCTAATGTTTTTGGAGTTCCTCTGCGGAAGGATTCAAAATCATTATCAACAACTGCTTTTCTCATCTTAGATGCAGACATTCCTTCAACACCTTCTGCATCAGCATCACGAACACCAGCAGAAATAACCCTAATTAAATCAAAATTATAAAGGTCCCCATTATATTTCTGAGCAAGATTTTCAAATTCAGATTGTCTGTCAGAACCAACAACAATATTTACATTCGAATATCCCTCTTCATTTGCCGCAATCAATACATTAAAGATTGATCTCATTTCATCATCGTTAATAATGTTCTCTTTGAAGTCAGGGAACATTTTTTTCATATATGAAATTTTCATATCAGGATCCAATGGATTCTTTTTAGGATCCTGTGTCCTTGAAGGATAGACTTTAAGTTCTCCACCAACTGATGCTTTTTTAGCAGCCTTTAAAAGTTTTTCGTGCCCCTTTGTTGGTGGATTAAATCTTCCAAAAACTACAGTTAAAGTGTTATCAGTTTCTCCAGAAGGTTCTTCTTCAGGTGCTTGCTGTGCTTTTGTTTGTGTAGGTGCAGTTTGTGGTTTTGCTGTTGATTTATCTGTTGTCTTTGATTTTGGTTGTTCTTGATTAGGAATATCTCTTTGCCCTACTCGTTCACCCTTTTTATAAAACTTTAATTTTCCACCTTCAGTTTTCGCAACAAATTCTCCACGGGAGTCATACCATCCCCCATGACCATCACTTTTAAGATTTAATTTCCTCGCCTGCATTGATGCCTGCGATTCCTTTGCCTCTGTTAGAAATTGGAAAAAATTCTTCATATTGTTAAATGTTATACTTTATTTATTTCTTCACTATTTCTTATATTTATGGAGCATAACGGTTACGATCCGTTTTCTCATCCTTGCAAAGGACGGATTTTGCCAATTAAACTAATGCCCCTATCAAGATATTATAAAACCCCCTCAACAAATTTGTCAAGGGGGTTAGAGCAACCTTCCGTGGTTATTTAGTTATTTTATCAATCTCTATCCCAAGTTCCTCTACTCATGGCACCTCTATCTCTTCTTCTTTGTTCATCAGCATCTCTTTCTCTTTGTGCTTGTCTTTTTTGATACTGCATATCAGAATATTTACCTGTGGGATTTCCTTCTCTATCTGAACCCCAACGTTCAGATTTTGCACCTCTTTTCTTTTTTTGTCCTCTAAACAAATCATTATATCCACCCTCAAGAATCTCTTCTCTCCACTCTTCACTCATACTAACCATAATCTTTTCTGCAGATTCAACACTATCCGCATATCCTTCATCAAGAAGATGCGAAAGAATAACATCATAAACATCAACTTCTTCACCAAGACGTGATGCAACTTTACCAGCACCAGTAGAAACTGCTCTTGCAGCCTTTCCAGCGGTACTCATAACACCTCTCTTTGTTCTTGTTGCAAGATTCTTAGCACTTTGCTTTGCTCTTCCTGCAACATCAGATGCTGCTTGGCCTGCCCTTCTTGCAGCATTATAAGCACCAACTTGTGCTTGACCGATCTTTTTCTTGATTCTTCCCTTAATATCAGCAGCAACTCTTGCTCTCAACCCTCTTCTCTTTTCAGGATCCTTCGATCTTGCAGCCATACCCGCAGCAGGATGAAGTTTTCTCTTAGTAGCATATGCTGCTACTGGTTTGTCAACTGCTTTAAACTTTGCTTCTCTACCTGCTTCTTTTGCCTTAGAAACGCCCGATTTAACTGCTTCCTTTGCTCTACCAAGTGCTGACTTAACAGCACCTTTTATTTGGGCAATTTTTTTTGCTCTCTTTTCTCTTCTTACTACAGCAGCACCACGCTTTCTTGCTTCTCCTGCTGCTTTCTCAGAAGCTCTCATATACTCACGTCTCGCAGCAGCACGATCCATTCTAGCTGCTTCGAAAAGAACTTCTTCGAAGATCTCCTCTACTTCATCAAATTCATAACCCTCATCAAGCATTTCATCAATTGTTTCTTCAACAATTGCATCAATTTCTTCGTCGGTCAAATTTTCAATGCCAGCAAACTCATCTGACATTTCTTCGAGTTCATCTCTAAGATCTTCGTCATATACTGCAGTATATGCCTCGCACAAACCTCTAAGTTCTTTAGGATCCATTTTTTCAAAAATACTTTTTTAGTTATTTATAAAAAAAAAGACCCCGAAGGGTCACTCAACTGCTTGACTGATTGCATCATCCAAATCAGCAATTACTTCACGAATTTCAAAAATACGAGTTGGTGTAGTAGTGATATCATTTGTATATCCTACCTGCGATTCGAATAGAACTTGACGAACTACAGCTGCTGCACGAACATCAAGTTTAAGTGTTACTTGTTTTTCTTTAGTCATAATGATTCTACCTTTGCTTTTACAGACTCGGGTGTTGCTCTTACTTGATAGACAACTTCATCTCTTCGGGAAAGTTCTGTGAGAATCTCAGCAGCAATATCCCAGAGTTCAGTAGTATGTCTATGATTATAAGGCCAAGTTGTTTCGGTCACAGATCTTCCTCCATCATATTCACATCCATTAGTTTATTTTTAGTTGTGTCATCTTTCTTTCTAAATTCGTGCAAATCTTCCCAATACTTCCTTACATTTTCTCTAACTTTATCAAGTGCTTCTTTACTTTCTTCAGTTTCCTCACCAACTTTCATAGAGGTAATGGTCACTCCACCAGTCCTATTTCTGTAAGAATAGATGACTTTATTAGAACCACTATCAAGTTGTTGTTGAACTCCCTCCATAGTTCCGTGCATTTTTGCTGTTGGAACTTTCTCAAAATCTACATTAAGATGTGCGAAAGAATATTTAAGAGTATCCAATTGCAGTTTCGTTAAAATAGTCACAGGTCTCCCTCCTTACGATTTTCTGAACGTTCAATACTAAATGTGCCCTCAGGATAACGAGCACTCAGTTTCTCAAAGTTCATTTGAATTACTTCCTCAATAGAAATATCAAGACCAATACATGCCTGAGAAACATACCACATAATATCACCAAGCTCACGCTTCAAGTGAAACAGATTTTCTTCATTTACTGGTTTACCCTGGAAAACAATCTTCTTCACAATCTCAGTAAACTCACCTGCTTCTGCAGACATTCCTACAGCAGCAGTAAGCAGTCGCTCGGTAGGAAATTCATTCTCACGAAGTTCCATGAGACGATTGATGAACGAGGTGTGGTCTTTGCTAGGATTTGAGGTAGTCGTATTAACGAACTGGACATACTTATTAAGGTCAATAGTCATAGGTTTAAAGGTTCTTGTTGTCTATCAGGTAAAATATTTTGGGGATTGAGTTGTTTATCTTGTTCCATTTCTTGAGATGAAACAGTAATGACTTTTGGAGGGTCTGGATAATGAGCAATTCTGTAATAATATCCAGGATTCATACTCACCATCATTTGAGCATCTTGTTCTTCTCCACAATGACAACGAACTTTTCCATTTTCATTAAGAACAACATAATAGATACCAGAAGTATCTCTTATTTCAATCTCGTTTTTTTCTCTAAGTTTTAGTCCCATCAGAACTTAAATCCCTCAAATGATTTCTTCGGTTTTCTGTCCTCAAAATCATACTCCTCTTCCTGCTTATTGTCAAGGATATCATTCTGAGCAGACTGTTCACAATCATAAAGACGCATCTTAGCTCTATCAATACCAACCACAAACCTTTTATGAATGGTAGGGTCGTTATATCGGTTTTTGAGTTGCTTCACTAGAATCTGTCCAAGTTCTTCCAGTTCTTCGGTAGAAATTAATGCAAACATAAGGTCAGCAGTAGCAGGAAGACCGAAAGATTCTGAGGTGTCAGTAAGTTCCACATCGGAAGAACCATAACCAGAACGAGTTGTCTGAGTAGCACTTACAATAGGAACATTGAACTCTACGGCAAGACCACGAAGTTCTTCTGCAATTGCCTTGATATAGGAATAAGAGTTCACTGAAAGATTTCCCTTATACCTTGAAGATGCACAGATGTTCAGATAATCAATAAAGATAATATCAGGACGGAAAGACTTCTTCAGAGCAAGTTCGTTTAGTAGAGACTTGAAATGCCCAGAGTGTGCAGATGCAGTTGGATACTCTTTGATGATTAAAGTTCCTTGAGTCTTCTTAGCAAGGTTTGTTACCTTAGTTTCAAACATTTGCCTAGGAAGGTCTGCAATATCTTGAATGGGGACATTCAGTAGGTTTGCATCAATTCGTTCAGCAATTTTCTCTTCTGCCATTTCAAGCGTAATGTACAATACGTTCCGTCCCTGGAGCAAGACGGAGCTAGCCACATGGCACATGAATAAAGACTTGCCGACACCCGTACCAGCAAGTGCGATGTTGAGAGTTTTGTTAGGGAGACCACCTTTCGTGATTTTGTTAAAGTACTCAAGATCAAATTCAATTTTATCCTCCTTTTTGTGATATAACTCGTAACGATGTTCATAATCAAGAAGATAATCATGACCAACATGATTATCAAAACTTACAGCAAGAGCATCTGATAGAATACTGGGAATGCTGTCACGATTTTTCTTTTCATGTTTACCATCGGCAATATGAATTGACTCCATAAGAGCAAGATAAATTGCTCGGTCACGACACCACTTTTCAGTAGTGTTTACCAACCAATCCATTTCAACAGGAACATCATCCAAATTATTGATTAGATGAATAATCTCATTAAAAGTAGTGTCATTAATATCTTTGCGTTTTTCTGCTTCAATACTAAGAATTTCTTTAGTTGCTGGTTGATTATATTCCTGAACAAAAGAAAGTATTTCTTCAAATACAATCTTTTGATTTGAATCTTCAAAATATTCAGATTTTAGAAATGGTATTACTTTTCGGATGTATTCTTCATTGTGTAAAAGGTTTCTAAGGATTAGAAACTCAACTTTCTCCATAACTAAATTCCTTACGTGCGATTTGATCTAATTGTTGCATCACTTCTTCGGTGAAATATACTTCAGGTTCTTTTAGAATCTGCTTGGCATAAAGTTTCTTACCATCAATCTCATAACGTCCTGCTACATTCTTCCAAAGTCCACCAATCTCACCGAGTTCAAGAAGACCATAATATCGATCAAGACCACGCTCATC